CTGCTCGGCCACCATCAGCTGCATAAAAATTTTGATTAACATATTTTTTCTGTGGCATAAAATCTAAACCAACACCTTTTTGACCTTGACCGCTATAAAAATTTCTTGCACGTTGAACTTGATATCTTGGATCCATTTGATCTACTGGACCTTCATCCTCGTCATCGCCTTTGCCACCCATAAAAGGAAGTGCTACAGCTCCTGCAGCTAAACCACCAAGTGCTATTTTACCTAAACTAAAAGGGTTATTTTTAGTGCTATATTCACCGTCGTCATTTTTTAAACTTTTTCTAAATAAATTACCTACACCAGGAAACTTCCCAGTTTTTCCAAACAAACCACCTATACCACCACTGTTTCCAAAAATACCTTTTGCACCTTCACCACCAAACATTCCTGCTCTACCTATTAAACCACCAAAAGATGTTCCCGGTATACCAAAACCTATAGCAGCACCTAAAGCAGCTTTACCTAATGGACTCTTAGCAATTTTTTTAACACCACGTACAGCTTTCTTTACAAAGCTACCAAAACCATAGTTCTGTCTTGGAGCATCTAAAGCCCCTAAGCCACCTTGGTTATACATTTGTCTGGGTTGTTGCATTCTTGAAATTGCCATAATTTAATCCTAGTTTATCCGTTTTACTTTGTTTCTGCAGACAAATCAAGAGCAGGCATGATAACTTTTACGTCCTGTGCCATCTCTTCTGCCTTATAACCCTTGGCTTCCCAGTCTTTTCTTTCCTTAAAAATCTCACCAGTCTCGAGGTGTCTGTAAGTTTCTTCTACTTTAGCGTCATATATTTTCATTAGTCTATTTTTTCCTTTTTGATGTTTAAGTAACTGATAGCTATATCAAACGCTCCTGAGTTACTTGATTGTACTGTAAAAAGTGTACCACCTTCTACTATTAATGGTTGGGTTAATAATTCTGTAGTAACATTAGCTGTCAAAGCCGCTGACTTAATAGCTGTAATACTATTATTTTTAACAGTTACCGTTGGTGTAGATGCAGATGTAACAAGTAATGATTTAATAATTATAGTCTCATTAACTAAAGGATTACCTGTACCCAATGGAACTAATGCACTTGCATTAGTACTACCTTGTATACCTTTAAATTTATATTGGTTTACTACTGCCATTATTCTAAAAAGAAACTTTTAGCTTCTATCTCTTGTTTTACTTCTTCTTGAAAAGAAGAATTTAATTTTGTTAGGATACCATTAATGTCTCTTACTAACGATTGAGAAGTTCTCTCGTCATATTCTTTACTTGCTTTAGTTAACGATTGTACGAGTTTAGCCATTATAAAATACTTGCTAAGCCTCCGTTTTTAAAATTTACTCTACCACCAAAGAAGTATCCGGTTCTAACTGTAGTGTTATAGTTACCCACTCTTTTTCCAGGAAGTCCACCATTGCCACCGTGTCCAATAATTCCACCATCTGCACTTGATCCCATTGTATCGGAACCACCTTTATCACTAGGTGCATTTCCCCTACCTCTACCAGTACCCTCCATAAAATCACTACCATACCCTGCTTGATAACCACCAGTATTACTATCCTTGTTATCTCTTGCCATATCCTGAGTTGTTTTAGCTTGAGTAGTATTATAAAAATCTTGAAGTTTTTGTTTTTCTTTTTTATTTTTATATGCTCGGTATGCTTTCATTCCTAAAAAACCTAGAGGATTTGTAAGAAAACCAAAAGCAGTTTTAGCTACATTTCCTATACTCATGTCCTCACTTATAGGGTTACCTAAACTGTCATATCCTGTGATACCACTAGGACCTTTAGGACCAGGAGGAGTTCCATCATCATCACCATCACCGCCGCCATCACTTTCCCGTATATATTGTAAGGGTTTAGCAACAGGAGCTTGAGACATAATTCCAGAACTACTTATATTATTAAAATTTAATGGTGTACTACCTTTAAAATCTTCTTGTAAATATGCATCATTAGGAACATAACTAAGACCTTGTGATTCAGCAAATTTGTTTCCTACCGGCATTATCTTCTCCCTCCTGGATGTATATCTAATCTAAACGTACCAAGTTTCCAATCTTCTCCAACACCTGTGTTAGATACTTTGACAGCTATAGATCTAGCTCGTAATCTAATATCTTTTTTTAATGTATTTTCAGTAACGTTTGTAAAATTTGTAGTAACTCCCGTACTATTTGCATAATCTTTAGTAACAAAACTAATCTGAGCCGCACCTGTTTGACTAATAAAATCTGGTATAAATCTACTTATTCTCATAATGTATTCACCGTCTCCTCTAATATCTGGCATTCCTGCGACCGCTCCTGAAGATGATCTTTTTTGAGTTATATCAAAATCACCAGAAGTAATTGTTGCTGCAATAGTAGTAGTTCCTGAATTGGTTGCTTCATCTTTTCCCGTTTCCTGTTTAAAGTATATACTACTTCCTTCAGTATTGCCAACAACATCATCTGAGTTGTCACTAGCATTATATTTAGTAGCATGGGGTTTATCAAAAACAGCCGAATCTTGCCAAGTTGTTCTAGCTAAATTTCCTGTTGTCCATACAGGACGTTGGGTTGTAGAATCTAAATAGTTATAAGTAACATTTCTATTTACTACATTTGAAACTAACGTTGGGTAAAACCAAGAAATTTCTCCAAATAAATTATTGGTTCCTGCATAAATTAAATCTCTAGGGATAGTATTTAAATCGTCAAAGACATAGTCTTCTACCAAACAAGGCATAGATCTTAATTGACCATCATACACAAAGAAACCATTTTCTGACATCCAATAAGCAACACCATCAACTTCGGAAGATGCATTCTTACCTAACAACCCACAGTTATTTCCAACTTGTGAAAAAGCAAATGTAAAAGGTTGGCCTACAAATTGCATTAAAAACAATGCTGTATCTGTCCAAATATAAATTGCATCCCTACCTTTAGAAGCCCCCATAATTTTAGAACCAGCCGCTAATCTTTGAGTACCGGCTGTATTTTCTGCTTTTACAGTATACTCATTTAATTCTTCTTGATCTGAAAATCTTATAAACATATCATCTTGTGAATTTTTATCTCCAATTGTAGTTTCAGTTCCAAAGAATACTAAGTGTCTATCTGGGGTTGATACTAATACATGACGTGATGCTGTAGGAGCATTAGCAATTATTGTTGCTCTGGTTGAAGTTGCAGCTGCTGCCGCAGCATCCCATTCAAAACATTCATTATTATATATAAGAGCAATTAGTTTAGAACCATAGTTATCGAGTACCCATAACCCGGGGTCGAAAGGGCTAGACGCTACAGTAGAAGCTTGTCCCCATCCAATAAATAAACTTACATTTGTAACTAAATCATTTTGAGAATGTGTAGATGCGGTCGTACCATTTACATTTCTAGCACCGCCGCTTAAAGTATTTGTTCCTGTGTTATTTGCTGTGTAGGATATATCTTCTGTACCTATTCTTATAGTCCCTGATGCCGGAAATGAGTTTGAACTAGCAAGAACAATGTTAGTTGTTGTTGTATCCGTTAATGCAGTTGCAAGAGTAGAGGTTGCAGGACCGGGAGAAGTACCTCCAAATAAACCTGTACCAAAACCAAAACCTGAAACTTGTTGAGCTGGGCCTACTGAATAATAAATTTGAATTGTTGTTGAAGTATTTCCTGAAGCTAAAGTTGTTCCTGTAACATTTGCTGGTAATGTAATTGTAAAGGTAGTTGAAGTTGGAACACTTGTAACCATGAATTTTACATCATTAAAAGTAGCTGCCGATAAACTAGATCCACCTGGAATAGTAGTGTTAGAAAATAAAACTATGTCATCATCTTTTAAATCATGAACTGCTGAACAGGTCACAGTAACTGTAGTAGACCCATTACTGGCAAAAGTACAACTAGTTAAAGTTAATCTAATTGGATGAATATCATAAAAAGCACCACCTGAAAAAGCGTATAAAATTCTATTAGTACCTATTGCTGCATATTTAAGACCAGCATTATTATCCCAATGATGAAGAGCTCTTGCGGCACCTGTGAGTTTATCACCCCCTAACTGTATGCAACCACCTATTTTTTCTGGGCTACCATATCTAAAACGAACATTGTCACCGTCAATCCATTGACCTTCGGCCCCTGTATCTGATACCTGTTTGTTGAATCCTGGTGCAATCCCTAATTTTTGTAACATATAGCCTCATTATAATACTATTTTATTCCTGATGGTAGACCTAACATAGCTCTCCCATCAAATTTGTTTTTCTCAGCAAATGGGCCATTTACATGATTATAGTGTAGAAATACTTGACCGCATATGTTTCCTTCAAAAGGCTCTCGCCAATGTTCAAGATCACAGCCACTATATACTAGCATATCCCCTATTTCAAGCAGGACTTTTGTGCCTTCTAGAAAGATTGCCCATGGCTCACCCCCTAAATTTATTGTAGTAGATATCTCACAGCTTGGTCTATCTTTATGTCGTTTTAATTTATCACCATGTTTGTATAACCTTGCATACGAATACGTAGGACATAGGTCTAATTCGGTTTCTTTTTGCATTACTGGTAATACTTTCATTAATAAGGTTTCCATTACATGGTCTGCATAATGACCGTAAGTATTTGGTACCATAAAATCTTTCCATGTTCCAAACATTCCATTGTCATAAGTAATGTTATTCTCGTACATATATTTAACTGCATCTCTTTTAAGTAAGAAATAATTAAATATAAAATTAGCTAACTCATAACTAATAGCACCTTTTATTACTTGATATTTATTAAAAGCCATGTTGTATAAAATTAAAACTTACTGATATTCTTATATCATTTGATTCATTAGGTTCAACACTATGCCATAACCATGCAGGAAACATTATCATACGTCCTGGAATAGGGTCAATATTTACATCTCTCCATAAATGTTTAGGTGGTTTACCTTCTTTTCTTGCAGGTATTACTATTTGTGCTCCTGGTCTTGGGTCATATATTTTAAGTCTACCAGCTTGTGGGTTTGACTTAACATAATACACACCTGAGAATAATGAGTTAGAGTGTATGTGTGGTTGGTTCATTCCTTCTTTAGGATTTATGTTAGCCCACATATTACCAAGAACGGGTTCTCTATCTAACCACTCTTCTTTAAACATTTCTTTACACATAATTATTAGTTCGTTGACTAAAGGTTGATACTCTGGCTTTGAGGCCATGTCGGTTGTAGAATGCCATCCTTTGTAATTTGTTTTCTGTAATCCCTGATCTTGATTAGACCAGTTAACAATGTCTTGTGCTAGTTTATTATTATCTAATTTTATATCTTTACCAAAAACACTGGTAGGAAAAAATTCTTCTCTAATCATCTAAAAGCTTTGCCTCCAAACCAAACAACAAGAGATTGTCTCATACCTCTGGTAACTGGGTTAACTCTGTGATTTAAAAACGATGCAAAACAAATTGCATGACCTTGTTTAAGATTTGCAAATTTACCTGGAGCCATTAATTCTAAATCTCCACCTTCAAATTCTGCTGGATCGTTTAATAAAACAGTCATTGATATTTTTCTTACAGGTGGCTCGTGTTCCATGTTCACATCACAATCCATATGCCAATCATAGAATCCTCCTTCAGGATACTCTGTAAACTGAGCATTTTCTGTAACTTGTATATCTCCAAAACCAAAATGATTTCCATTTGCTTTTTGTATAAATGTATTTAGATCTTGATACATATGTCCCATTTCTTGAAACGGAATCCAACTTATTGTTGTTACTCTTTTTTTAGTATCAGTCGCGCCACCTGGTTTATTTATACCCACTTGTGCTTCTTGTGGTTTTTGTGCTCTACCTGATTCAATAATTTGTCTACATTGATTAGGTGTAAATAAAGGTGTTGTTGTTTGAATAATCCAACTCTTCCATTTAGGTTCTGTAATCAGTTTATTTTCGTACATTAGCTCCTTCCTCTATTTATTATTGGGTTATATTCTACATCACAATTTGCAGATAGTGTTCTTCTATATCCTGGTCCATTAAAAGGATAAACACAATGTCTCATATCATATGGAAATATATAAAAATCTCTCTCAATAATATCGGGAGCGTAATCACATGACGCAAATTGTCCGGAAGAATTTCCTAGTATTTGTAGCATACCATTTGTTGGAATATGTTTTGAAGAGTATTCCACACCAAAAGATTTAGGTAATTTTAAAATCATAACACTTGATAAACCTGTATACAAAGTTCCTTGGTGCACGTGCACTGGATTGTATTCATGTTCAAACATTTGATTAATCCAAATAGAGTTTAAAGATTTTTTATGACCTGTAATTTTATTGAAATCTAAATAGTGACCCATAGCTGTATCAATCCATTGTAATACATTATTTGTTAACATATTGTGATGGTGCATTTTTGAAGTATCTCTACCTTGATAAAATAAACTATGTTCCTTTTCAATTTTACCAACTAATTGTTTATTAGCAGGAGGTAATGTTGGATATTTTGTTTCATAAATATCGTTAATAGCAGTAAATATATCAAGCGGAACTTGATACTTTAAAACAGTTTGCCCTAAAGGACATACTTTAAAATTTAATGTGTCCATATTTTTCTTTTATTCTTTCTGGAATTTTTTCAATGTACGGGTTATATACTTTTCTAACTTTACCTGCAAATAGTTTATGCATATTACTACCCATAATTTTATCATCATAAGTTAAACCATTAACTTTTACATCACTTGGGTTTTCAAAGTTGTGTTTAAAGTAAGGCTCACCTATAAATTGATATATTTTTCTAAACTCTTGTTCGGGATTTGTAACCATATCATCATATTTTATATAGTGACACATACCTGGATAGTTGTATGAATTTTGAATTGCGTCTAACTCTTTAGCAACAGCACCATTTTTATTCATAAGCATACTTAATTTTTCTTCATCGGTATTTAGATTATATCTATTAGGAAAGGCATCAGGGTTTTTTGTATACCATTGCATATAGCTTGCAAGAACATCCATTAAATTTCTAAGTAATATAATACATTTAAAAGGTCGCTTAAAGTGTTTTTGCACTAACTGAAAATTACTTGGTGTCGTTACAGGTCCCCGGTCAATGATTACTTTTTGTGGCCAATCTTTATAAAAAGTATCGTAGACTGAATCTAATACATTATCCAAGGATCTATGATCAGGGAAATTTTGAAAGACATCAGTTTTTTTTAATAGATGTAGATCTTTCATTATCTCTAATGTTATAGAATTAGCAGTTGCAGCTATCTCAGGGTTCTGATTCATAATACTTGCAAATAAAGTATTACCCGATCTAGGTTGTGCTACTAAAAAAAATAGTTTTCTATTCTGGTTTGGCTCCGAGGTCATTAGTCAATTTCTCTTTCTTGTTATAGATCATTTCTCCTGATTTTTTAACTCTTTCTATAGTTTGTAATTGTCCTAATACATTAAAAACTTCTGGTTGACTAGAGCCTGATGTTAATGTCTCTGCTTTATTTTTCATTATTAAATGATATGAATCTAGTTGATGAGTGTTAACATCTTTGTCATCAAATGAACCATCGTTAAATTCTTTTTTAAGAGTTGACCATAATT